CGGCTCCACGCCTGACTCATCGCCCCATTCATGAAAACATTCTCCTGCTCTTTCCGGCATGTTGAAACAGTTCTGAATAGCAATATTTGAACCCGGTGAATGCCCTGCCCGGATATTGTAAGTATTGAATAAATCTATGCCGTTAAGTGTGTACATATTAAAATCCTGCTACCGCCGATTGTTTAGTATTACTATTTATTGATTGAAGTTCTGTTACTGCTTTCTGAAGTTCCACCACGGTCTGAAAAGTATTCGCTTCTATTTTTGTCAAATTTTGTAATCCTGCCAAAGTATAATCTTTTGTAGTACGATTATCATCTGCAAATCTCCTGAACAAACTTGCTAATTCCGTTCCTGTCTGCTCCGTGATCTGTCTTTGAATGCCCATTGAAAGGCCTTTATTTATAACAATATTATCACCTATATTTAATCCACTTGTCATAGCCTCATAAGCCTTTTTGTTTTCAGCTGCAATTTCCGCTATCCTTCGAGCGTTCTCTTCTTTTTCGGCCTCGGTTATCCCTCCTGTCATTGCCCCTCTTAGCCATTCCATGTATACTTTCATTTTTGGACTTGAAAGAAGCGAATCGGTAAATACGTTCATTACAGCATCAATTAACACCTGGTTCATGTAATCAGCAAAATCATCAACTGATGTTTTCCCTTCCTGGAATCCCTGAGTAATAACATCTGCAATAGTATTTTCCGTTATGCCTCCCGTGAGGAAATCAGTTAGCGATTGATCTGCATCTGCTATTGCGTTCTCTGTTTCCTGTATTATTATGTTTAATTCTTTAATTTGCTCCCATACTTTATTTTGTGCCGCTGATGATAATTGCCAGAAGCTATTATATCTTTTCTGTAACTTAGCAAGCCGTGACTCCTGCACTGCAAGTTGATCTTTTAAAATATTTATTTCCCCTTGCCTTGCTTCACCAATACCTCCCTTTCGTTCTGATAGCTCGATTAATCTCTGTTGTTCTTTTAATAACTGATTAATGTGTTCTATTTGAACCTCGAATCTCATTGCAGAAGTTGGGATCTGTGCTATTATCCCGGCGAGCATTCTACCTGCTGCGCTTACTATTGCAGCAGGATTCCCGGAAGCCATTGCAATAAACGTATCCAGCGAGCTGTTCAATAATACCATTGACTTCTCGTCAAGTCCAATTTGTTCACCGATCTGGTAAACCAAATCAGCAGCGGCATTGACTATCTGGTTTCTTAAATCCAGTTGTTCATTTAATATGTCAATTTGCTTCTTGTCATTTTCCGCAATGGCTTTTTGCATTTTCTTATACCACTCGATACTACCGGCAGCTAATATAAAATTATCAGGACCCTCTTTGGTAAGTTCCGATCCGGTAGCCGGTGTTTTTCTTCTCCTTAATAAAGCTCTGTTGAGTAATGAAAATCCTTTCCCCGGATCAATTCTTTCAAGTATTTCATCTATTTTATTATATTCTTTTTTAATGGCTTCGAGAGCTTCCTTTGCTTTTTGTTTTTCAGAATCATATAACTCTTTCCTAGCAGCCATTAAGCTATTTGTTGCCCGCACCTGTCTCTGGTTGCTTTCTGTTTGTAGATTAGTTTCCTCCGCAATAGCTTCTTCCAATTTTTTCCTGTCATCATCTGTGAGTTGTCCGCGTTTTTCCAACTTATCATTGCCTAAAGAAATTAATATTATTTTTCTTTTTTGATGTTCAATCTCTTTTGCAGCTGTTTTATTCTCAAGATCAAGAGCCTTTTCAAGTGCTGCAATTCTTTTTTCAGGACTCTTTGTATCATCGGCATAAAGTAGCCGAGCCTTAACAATTTCTGCATTAGCCTCAGCCCTCGGAACTATCATTGCACGCTCAGCATCTTCTAATTCCTGCTGTATTCGTGTATAGTTTTCAGCAGCTTTGCCAGCATCATTCATTGATTCTGCCAATTCATCAAAATATTTTCTTACTCCGGGAATAAAATTTGCAGTTGTGGAAATTAATCTTAATCCGTTTACTATTCTGGTTCCCCAAGGAGTTACCTCATCGCCTTTTTCGCCGACCATTGACTTGCCTAACTTTATAAATTCACCCTGCAGGACACCGACTGCGGCCTTTAATCCTGAAATCTTACGTTCAAGCAGTTCAACTCCTTCCTGTGACTTTGTAAAAAATGCTAATACAGTTTCTTTCAATACCTTAACTACCGCCTGAACGGAAATATAAGCAAGTGCCATCCTGCCTATCTTATCTATAATCCCGGTGGATGATTTTTCAATCTGAACATTCCCTTCAATCTGTTGTTTCTGTAATTTAGCAAGTTGAGCCTGTTCTTCTGCGAGTGCTCTTTTTACTGATTTTAATTCACCAGCAGCAGCCATTTTACTCCGTCCTGCCGTTGCATCATCATAGGCTTTCTGAAGCCTCTTAACGTCCTGTTCAATAGATTTGATAAGAGTTTTCTGCTCAGATATGGCTTGTTTAAAACTTTTTGTTGTCTTATTGAGTCCTTGATCAACGATATTGCCTTGCTTCTCGACATTTTTAGCCCAATCTTTAACAGTTTTATTGCTGTTACGGATAGCAGTTTCGAGTTGTACGGTATTTAACGAGGCATCAAAAATTATACTGCTCATGGCTTAATATATTTTCCAAGTATTAAATTTGCCTGATCGCCTGAAATCATCTTCTTTGCTTTGTAATCCCACCATGGCAGGTCTACACTTTCAATCTGCAATGATATCCAACTCTTGTTCATCAGTTCCGATTCTGTTAAATTTAATTTCGTGCGGTACATTGCAAGACGACCAAAAAGACTAACACCCCCTTTTGCTACTCCGGTTTCTTCTTCAGTATGTTCATCTTTCTGGCCAATGCCATATTCCAAAAAAAAACCTCTGCATCTGAATTTTTGATGACAATCTTAAAGAGAATATTTTGATCTTTATTCGGGAGTTTTGATATTGCATATGCTACTATTCTCACAAACCTTGTTCCGGTTGCAATAGCAATAGCCCTGCTAATAAATTCAGCATCTTTGGCATGATCCATCAAGGCTTGAAAATAAGATACATTCTCATCTTCAAAGTCTCTTATCTGACATATTTCACCGCTGATCCTAATTAACTGCCTTGTTGATATTGGACGTATAGACAAACGAAAAGTAAACCAACCCCATTTTAAACGGAATGAATCAGCCGGACCAAATCGTCCAAGTAATATGTTCGACGCTGTGCGCTCCATAATTTTATAAAAAGCCCCTTGTTCAGAGGCTCTTAATTAGAAAGCACTGATTTTCCAGCTGCCTGTATTGTCTGCCGTCATCTGCGGGAGGGCCTTGAGCTCCAAAGAAAAAAGTTTGTCCCTTCCACCACCACCAATGATGCGAGTGATGCAGTTAGCATTATACATCTGAAGTTTATGGCCTGAATCAAGTAACATCTCCAGAGCCAAGTTAACGGTTGTATAACCTGTTGCAGGAGTGTACCCTGAAGCGTTTCCAGTACCACCTTTCAGAGCAGCAATATTGGCAAATGTCATGTCGTAAAACTGCATGATTGCCGATAATTCACCTTCTTCAGTTTTTACACTTCTTACAGGCGAAAACTTCTGATCAACATAGAAGTTAGTCAGGGATCCTTCTGTTTCTTCAATACTTACAGATCCCTTAACGGTATCCGGTAAAGTAGTCAATGCAGCACCTGAAGGCATATTACTTCCGGTTGCGGCTGTTCCGTATTTAACGGATGCTATTCCAAATAAATAAACTGCCATATTCTTAATTATTAATGTTTTTGAAACTAAATCTTAAATTTGAATAATGTTCTCCAAGTTGCTCCTCCCTTATTGTCTCCTGACTTTCAAGATCAATGAGATAACTTGTTGTAGAGACTTGTTTTAATGCTGCCAGAATTAATGCTGATCCGGCTTCCAATTTTGTGGCATCAGGGATTAACCCGATACCCGGCCCTCCGTCAATATCCTTAACGTGATAATTCACGTTGACATAACATTTTTGCATCACATTAGCATTTACCGGGAGCGAGTTGATGACCACGTATTCTGTTGCGGTTGACTTGCTGGGTTTTGTCTTTAAATATTTTGGTTTCGTTATAGACCCCAAAAGTGAGTAAACAATACCTATTATGTAATCCGTAGTCTTATAATCGCTCATGGTATAAATGTTTCTTCCATTCGTGCTGCCGTGCCTTCCTTAATGACTTCGAGTTTTTCCAAGTGTAATGCCAGATCAATCATACAAACATCTGCCTGGTAAGAAATGACATTATATCCTTTCGACTCTACATAAGAAGCGTAATTCATCCCTGCAATGAGGATCATCTGAAAACCAGTCGGTTTGATGAACTCCTGAATTGATTGTTTATTCATTGATGCAATTTCTGCAGCAGATAACCGACCTTCAGTTATTTTTCCAGCAAGTGTCCCCGGTTCCTTTCCGATAATCAATTCCCCATTATGGAAAATATAATACCCGATTGAGTTCCGAAGGTTAGCCGTTACATCTTCATATTGCCCTGCTACATGACTTTGCGCCTGTCCACGTGCATTAATAATAAATTGTTCAGCATCATTAATAAACGCATCAATAATTTGTTGATAAAGTAATCCAGCCTGTTTTTCAATATCTTTCATTGACTTAGCCTCGTTGAAATTACTCTTTAGAGCCATAGTCTTGAATTTAATTGACCATTCGAGGCACGTTTTACTTTACCCGTGATCGTACCGTTTGAAAGTGCAGTAAGAACAAAATCAGATCCTGCCGGTATGACCACTGTTGTAACAGGCATGAAAAGATCAAAAGAATAATCTATCATCACTCCATCTGCCCCTGCTATTTTCTTCCCCGTGCCGTTCACTTCTGCCCGGCATGAAAAAGTATAATCAGTTGTCTCCCCTGCAGTCCAAACTCCGCTTGCATTCTGTGAACCAGATGCAGAAGTAGTTACTACGATACTATCAGGATATTGTTGCATCAGAAACGTTGTACAAAGGTTGCCGTTTTTTTCAAAGAACTTGCTGGTATTGGATTCACTGCACTATACTTTGTATAAATACCTGCTGCCAAACTTAAAAGAGTTGTCTTATCAGCCAAACTGACCTGATACCCCCCTTCAACAACATTAGGGACAGTTACAAGTGTAGTGATCGCATCAGCATAAGCAAGATCAAAAGACTCACCACCTGAATAAATACCAGCAGAAGCAAGCCCTCTGTCCTGTAACGCAAGAATAAAAGCATTCTCAGACAAAGGATAATTCATCTTGGCTTTTATCGCTTCAAGGTTTGTCATGTCGTTTTATTAAAATAGGAGTAGGAATCCTACTCCTATTAATATATAATTAACTCCATGAAGTCGCATCAACCTTCAGGATAAATATCCCGTCCACATCGGTAAACCGGGGAAAGGCATTGGCCTGCCCTTTAGTAAATTCACCGAAAGGCTCCAACTCTGACCACTTCGATAAAAGTATATGATCTCGCTTGACCTGGATGGATTTTTTACTTACTGATTCACTGGTTTCCTCAGCTATAGGTCCGTGAAGGACGTTACCGATTTTTAGATCAGGAATAAAGGTTACATAACCATTTTTCCATGCAGCTACGTTGGTAAGTGCATGTGCATTGCTTTCAAATCTCACATTCGAGTCAACTATAACAATCTTCGGAAGAAGCCTTGATTCAAATAGATTACTCAAATCCGTAAATGTCGGAGTGGCTTTCGTGGTTGTATTACGGAGTACTGCCCATTCATTCTGTACCTGTGTTGATGCTACAAGCTCATTAAATGCTGTTCTATCGCAACACATATACTCCAAAGGATACCCGGAAGCCCTTGCATTATCTGTAAGAGTCCTGATATCAGTCATTGGAACACTACCAGATGCTTGTGACCATTGAAGAGTAACGCCTGTTTTATTCCCAGTAGGAATACCGAAATCACAAACATCTTCAGTTATGATCCCATTATTGTTTGAGGAGGTAAGAGATATCTGACCATAACTAAGTGCCTGCATAGCAAGGTACTCAGTACGTGCCATAACACCTGTATAACAGAAATCAATGTCATTAAACACGAGGTCAAGAAGTGCGCTCCTATTAATATCGCCCAAAGATAATGCTTTCAGAATGTTATAATCATTCATATCCTTTTCATCCATCTGCCTTTTAATGGCTATCTTTGGGATGTCTCCGGTTATCTTGGTGATAATTCTACGAGATTTGAGAGGCGCAGAAGAGTTATACTCGATAACATCTGCCATTACAGGATTACCACCCGACCCAGAAAGGGATTCCCATGTTAATTGAGTGGTATATTTTAAAGGGAAAAACTGTTGCCAGAAAAGTTTATTAAGGAACAGTTCACGCCGACGGTTAACGTAAGCTTCGACATTCACTTTCGTTAACTCTTTTAAAATTGATCTTTCCATTTTTTCTATTTTTTAAAAGTTAAACGAAACGAACTAAAGGAAGTAGTGCCTTAATGGTTGCATCAACAAAATAAGGCAATTGTGAAGTACGAACACGACCACGGACCAAAAGTCCACAACCGTTATTATCGTTAGTCAGATCGACAGGGTTAGTTGCAATAGCAACAGGAGAGTATCGAAATCCACCGCCATTAAATCCTGAAGTAGCATTTTCAATTACCAACCCACTTGCAGCAATAGCAATACTCAAATTACTACTGAGGTTAAGCACATCTTTCCCTGTGCCAGAAGCTACAACTGATGTGATCCTGACGCCTGATGCAGTGCCTAAACTATAACCAAGAAGATCGCCTGCTTTAAATTCATGGTTGTTATAAACTACGACATGATTAAAACCTGATGCTACCAAAGCATTGGCTAACATAGCTGTTTTCGTGAGATGATAAATCCCATCAGAGTCCACTCCAAGGAGTGCACCCTCTTTCATCCCAGTTGCTGAAGTCGGAAAATCATCTTTCTCGACCACACCGCCTCCGGGAATATCCTCAAGGATCAGCTCGACGGCTAAATTCCTTTCGGTATCTGTTGAAGAAAATGTTTGCATAATTATTATTTTTTAATTAATACTTTGCCTTGCGGCTCTTTCGGGAACTTCTCATTAAGGTAAGCATCGATTGTAGATTTCTCACTTTGCTGCCCGCCTCCCGTTGGCGGTACTGAAATAACGACCCCCTTCTCTGCCATTTCCTGTTTGAATCCGTTGTAATCGGTTTCAATAGATGCGACCAGTTGATCAATCTCGGCCTCTGATTTTGGAATCAGATTCCGACCCTTTAAATACGATGCAGGTATATCCTTTAATTTTTCATGCTTACTCACTTTTTCAGCTAATGAGGCTAAAGTCTTTTCCTGTTTTTGCTTTTCAATCTCCGCTTTAAGAGTCTCAGTTGATTCCTGTTGTTCTTTTTTAAAAGCAGTGAACCAAACAGGCTCATTCGGATCAGGATCAGCGTCTTTGTCTTTCGGAGGTCTGCCGACTTTCTTTATCGGCGTACCGTCTTCATTAAGTCCGTGTTTTTCCTGGAAATTCTTTAAAGCTGTCTTTTGTGCTTCTGTTGCTCTGCGGTCGCCTTCGATCTGAAGTTGTGTTGCAGAGAATTTGAGTGTCTCGATGATCCCGTCTGTGAATACGGTCTCAATATCTTTTTCTTCTTTTACGGTTTTGCTGAACGTATCTGCAACCCCTGATAAAAATGATTCACTGACCCCGGTTAATTTCGATTTCAGGAATGCTAAAATTTTCTCTTTCATAAAATGAATATATTTTGTTCAAAATTACGTTAAAGTATATTGTTAGTTCAATAAGATTATTTAACTTCGTCCGCATATAGACAAGCAATATGGTAATAACAGTTGAAGAGTATGCCAAAATGTTCCCCTCGAAAGGGAAAGAAGTCTCCCCAAAAACTATTATAAGACGTTGTATAAATGGTTTTTTGCCCTCACATCACCACGCAAGGAAACTACCAGGCGATCAGGGCCAATGGGTGATTGAAATAGCGGATGAAATTCCCAAAATAGTCGTAACAAAGACAGATCCACCAAAACCGGATATAAGAAGTATGAATCGGAAATATTTTAATTTTCAGTAATAAAAAAAGCCCCTCCGATATGGAGAGGCTCTTTCCGAAAAACCTGGGGGCTAATTATGAATTTCTAATTCTTTTAGTTTCTCAGGCGCAATCATTCCCTGCACTTTTGCGGTATCTAATAATCTATTAAATGAAGCAGTTTTTGCATCTCCATTTTGCTTTTTATAAAGTAATTCCTTCAAAACATATTCTGCATCATTTACCATTGGTATCTTCCAACCAGTTACAATAAAAGTTCTGTTTTTGCTTTTTGTTAATTTTCGGGATGGAATTATAGAATGACCGAGACGGGTAGCAATTTCAGATACTTGAAACATTTGCGTTTTCATCATCTTAATATAATCATACCTGAATTTCTTTACAGAATATCCCTGTCCGAAAATTGCATGACCTAAATCATCATAGGTCATAAAGGCGTTTTCTCCTTTTGTATTTGAAAGGAGTAAAGCATAAATTTGTGATGCTAAACTTAGTTTCATAATTATTATTTTTTATTGGTTTGTATAAATGTATCTATCATTGTAACTGTTTTGTTGAGATTATTAACAAGTTTCATGTGCCAGTTAATCTGTTCCCAAAATTTTGGGACGCCACCAACTTCACGATAAAGTGTAGTTAATCTTAAAAGCTTATCCTGTAAGTCAGAATTAAGAGAATCAACAGATTTTATTTCATTCTCAATAGTTCTGGAAGTATCAATAGATTCTTTCTTCTTCTTTGGAACTATCACTTCTTCAATAACAGCATTAGTCATTGCCCTTTGTCCACCCTCAGATTCTTTATATTTTGCAACGACTGCTTTTTGCTTTCCTTTTGGAATATCAAACTCCTTAACAGAAGTAATAAAGTTTCTGGCAGCCCTTTCGGTAGGTAAACTATCTATTGCTTCCCGATCAATTTTATCATCCTGAATCATCTTCAGACGTTCAAGAGAATAGGAAACCCGGCTTTCATTCCAGTTAAGAAACTGTGAAATCATATCCTTACCTATAATAGTTAGGCGTCCATGGGAGCTTAACTTCTTCACTTCTTCCGGGTGCTGCTCAAGAAATTGCTTTGTGACCCTGACCGTCTCATCAATGACTCTCGGCAATGCTGTCCATGCTTCCATGTTCTCATTTGCCATAATCTTTATCATTGTTGCATCATCCAATTCCTTCACCGGAATATCAACAAAGTCTATGGACTTAAACACTTCTCTTATTGCTGCCAGTCTGTGATGACCATAAGCAATTTGATATTTGTTTCCATGTTTCCGGGAAAGTATATTATCCCAAAATCCTGTTTGCCGGATAGATTCAATAAGGCTTTTCACCTTTGCCTCATCCATAGGATAATTATTCATATCCCTGTATGGATTAGGTTCTAAATTCTTAATTTGTACTTTCATATATAAAAAAATTAAGCCCCACTAAAAAGAAAAAGCCAGAGGTAAGTACAACCGAACCTTCTGGACAATTCCCCGTTAATGGGGCAATTTTAAAATTAAATAATTTCTTCATGTTGTACTTTTAGAATACCAAAGATAAACCTATTTTTTGATTTTCATAATGTTTTCGATAATATTTTGATTGTCCTCAATCCAGAACGGAGTACTTTGGTATTTTGAATACCTGTCAAAATTTTCTTTTACATACTTTTGAAACTTATCTGAATAGGTTGTAATCTGTTTAGCCTTTAGCGGTTCATTACCTTTTAGGTATGCGTTAAAATCATCAGGAGGCATTAAAACAGCGACCGCATGACAAAGGCAAATCGGATGCCAGCCTACCCAAACAAATGTTTTTGGATAAGTACCTTCACATTCATCACAAATATCAAATATTTTATGCTGTGCTGAAAGTGATATTTTTTTACCAATAACCATCGGAAGTTTCAACCAACGAATATGGTCTGCCAGAAGATACGCCTGATTCGTGTTTGTACGTGCCACACGCATAGCATTTTTATAAGCCGAGTTATACACTCCCTGGCCTGGTTTATTCTCCAACATTGCCTTACTTGCAATAAGACGGCCATTATTATCACGTACACGACGAAACAAAGCATCTGGATTTTTAAGGTAAGTTCTAATCCTGCGTGAAATAGTACTGGCACTGTCCCCATTCGCTAATCCGATACCTAAATGAATTTTAAGTTCGCCCCTTAATTGTTTTGCTACCTGCCAAACTGAATCTGAAAGTGTTTTAGTTCCATGCTTGCCGGAAATAAACGCTTTGAGTGCCGGAATGTTAGGCAAAAAGTATTTTGCAGATTGTACTGCTTTAATTTTGCCAATAGTTGAAAGGTAATCTTTTACTATCTGATCATTTTTAGAGTTACTTAGTCCCCAGCTCTTTTCAATATCCAGTTCAGTTAAATCCAAAACGTCCTTATGAAACGACTCAATTATGATGTCAATCTTTTTATTGATAGCACCGTTATATCGGAAACTTTTTGAAAATTTTATAGAAGGATCATTTGAAAGTAAGGCAAATTGTTCAGCAACCCGGTTAAATATTTCCCGGAATTTTTTATCATACTGCAATTGCCGTTTTAAAAACTTATTGCGATATTCGAGTGAATGATCAGGCATAACCTTCTGATTTAAGTACCAAAGTTACACCATTTTTTAATTGTCCCATCTGATCGCACCATTTAATTGACCGTTCAAAATTATCATTTAAGGCCGGTAACATATCATCATAAATTCCAGGCTTTAAATAATTACAAACAGCAACTATCTCTTCCACGTCATTAACATCAATAATCCCGTCCATATTAAAGAAGTCGCTAATATTCCTGCACCCATAATAAATCGGTACTGTCCGGGTCTGAAAGCAATCAATAAGTTTTTCGGTAAAGAAATTAGCTATTGAAGTATTCTCAATCGCAATATGAAACATGGAATCAAATAGCGGATTTTTTGAGTCACCCAAAATTAACTGCCCTGTATAGTCTGCCTCATTCCACGGAACGAATGTATGAAAATGTTTTGCATTGCCGCTTAGATAGAATTTTTTCGGAATGGTTATCATATCCTTTTTTCTCCATAATTCATGCCTTAATTCGTGACCTTCTAAAGTCTGAATATTCTTACCCCCGACGACAGTTGAAACGCTAAACTCTTTTCTTGGTTCATAACCTTTGACCCACGTATTCGGAAAGTGAAATAACCTTGCTTTTGGATTCGTCTGCAGAACTTCTTCCTGGTATGTCAGTACGTAATTATAATAACCTTTATACTTTTGTACAAGTGGAACCATAGGCGACCGCCACGGCTCTTGTAAGATGATAATACGAAGCGAATCCGGCGGGATATCTTCTAAAGTAAATTGATCTATATAGACATTGACTTCTTTGTTGCAGTCAATATCTAAATTGATCGGATAGGCGTAATGAAATTTAACCTTCATGATATAAAGTTCCAGTCATTTAAAAAAACATCTGTTATCTCATTTGCAATAGTCCCGGAAAACCAAACAGCCGGAGCGCAAACAATTTTATTTGTATTTTCATTCAGGTATGCACCCCAACGGGAATAAGTCGAATTTGCTATTATATTGTGTGTGCATTTAGTCTGCAGGTAGAAATCAATGTAATCAGGGACACCTTCGCTAAATATTACCCTTTGATCTTTAAATGTCTCTTTACACCAGGGGATGTCATCAGAGATAATATAAATATGGTCTATCTGAGTCTTTGAATCCATAAAAGATAAAGCCTTTTTATAGTAATTTTCACCACAAATATGACTCGCATTTATAAGATAGTCACCCCTTCTGACGTGAAGCGAAACACTATTTATAAAATCAAACTTTATACTTTCAAGCATCTCGTGATCTTTGAATAGTTCAATAATTTCCTTCCGGTATTTGTCGAAATATTTCTCACTTGAAAAGTACCCACCGATCATTAGATTCTTTTGGTAAGGAATAGGGTCATAATTATACCTTCGTTCCTGATAATATGCTTCTTGCTTCCAACCTGGCGGTAAATCTTTGAGCTTTCTGAAAACGTTATTCCGGTATGTTGATGGATGAACTCCCTGACTCAATGAACCCATATTAAGATTAAAGGCACACTCATCATTATTTTCGAGTGCAAGGGCGTAAGCGGCTGCTATTTGAAACATCCGTCCCCCTAAACCACCACATAACATTGCTGAAATCATCTGTTTAAAATTTCTATTATAAAGTCCATATCCTTTTCGCTTAAATCCTGATGATTAGGTAAATAAAAGCCAAATTTATGAATCAGATCAGCATTTGGATAGTTATAAGATCCGTGTTTTTTAATCCAAAAAGGCTGTTTCCCGATTGACCCCGCTATCAGTGGCCTGGTTACAACTCCATTTTCCTGCAGTTCCCTGACTATCCGGTCTTTTTTAATACTCACAACAGGATAGGCAAAATTTGAAATATAACCCCTTTCTTTAAGAGTCAGAATATTATCTTTGATATGTTTCAGGTAGTACCGAAAATTATAGTTTCTTTTTTTGGAAAACCGAGCGAGTTTATCCAATTGTCTGAGTCCGATAAATGCCTGTAGATCAGTTGACCTTAAATTAAGTCCCGGATAATAGAAAGTATAAAGAGAATTGAAATCTTCAACGTTCCACTTCTTTTTATGCCGCTGCGTTGTCTGGGCATCCCAATCACGATCCCATCCGTGGTTACGCATCGAAACAAGAAAGTTATATAATTCGGTGTCGCTTGTATTTATAAAACCTCCCTCAATTGTACTCAAATGATGCCCATAATACATGGAAAATACAGACGAATCGCCATACCGTCCCAGCATCTCAGCGCCAATACGTGAACCCATGCTCTCGCAGTTATCTTCAATTAATATAACATTAAATTCCTTGCATAGATTAACGATACTATCCATATCCGGGATTAATCCAAGGGGCGCAACGGAAATAAATATATCAGGCTTAAACTCGGCAAATATTTCTCTTAACTCTTTCAGGTCACATGACAGGTCCCTGAGATTGCAATCACAAAGCCGAACATCATAACCTAATAACATCGGAGAACTGACATCCGTGACCCAGCTCAATGCCGGAACCACTATCTTAGGATTATAACCAAGTATTTCCTTATATGCTGCCAAAAGCAAGAGAATACCTGACGATCCCGAATTGACAAAAACAGAATATTCAGTTCCGACCTTCTTTGCCCACTTAGATTCAAGTTCTTTTGTAAGGGGCCCTTTTGTTAGCTGTGGAATAGGGTCTTTTTGCAGCCATTCGATCAGTGCGTTGATATCTTCCCGGTCTATTGTATCACTTACAAGGTTTATCATCTCTTTAAATTTAAATAAGTTGGTTTCCCGGAATAGATAATTTCTGACAAGTTAAAACCTTCTTCCGGCACTAAAAAATTAATATTTTTGAACTGCTTTAATATCTCATGATCTGAAGCATCATGACTAAATCCCTCATGAGAGTAATCCTGACCCCTACCGGCTCCTGCAAGTATTACCGGGATGCTCTCATGGTCGAGGTATAGCCGAATCGCTTCCATTGGTCTGAAAATAAGAAATGGCGTGATTGTGTAAACTACCGGGATACGACCCGACAAAGCTAATCCGACTGCCATAGTTATTGCTGCCTGCTCCGCTGCACCAACATTATAAAACTGATCCGGCATCTCTGATCTTATACGGTCAGCATAAAAATAACCAAGGTCAATAGAAATAAGAATAATATTTTTATCCTTAACCATTAAATCATAAAGAGAATCAAAAAAGTACTTTCGCTGATTCATTTTTTCTTATTTTATGATCATATCTACTATGACATGGTACACACATTCTTTTAAAATCAGACTTATCTCTTATATATTTCCCTGAAAGATTTGCCCAATGATATTTTCTATTTGAGTCACTAAGTCCGCAAACTTCACATCCTATTGGTTGTCCCAAATGTTTTGTTACCCAGTCATGGATACCATAATAACCTACCTTTTCGCCTTTCCATTTAGGATGTTTCGTTTCATCCATTCCAATTCTCGACCTTCCATCATAAGCACCAAAACAATTGCGTGAACAAAATATTTTTTCACCCCAACGTTTTATCCCATAAGAAGAAGCGACACCTTTTTTATTATAACTGGCAATATTATAATATTTTTTACCACACTCTAAACAATATTTATATTTTTCCGTTACTCTTTGATCTATCTGTTTCCTTTTACCACGGATAGCTTCAAAATAGCAATCTCTTGAACAAAATTTAGTTTTCCAGTTTTGATTTTTAGGAGAAAAATCAACTCCGCATTGTTTACATTTTAGTATTCTCATTGTTCTCATAAAAATTGCCCATACCAATTACAGAGGCGATCCAGTCGTGTAATATTACACAATTTGGCAATGTAACTGATATGGGACTTTTTGTTTTTCATAACTGAATCGCATTACAAATATATAAAATAATCAAATCAACTGCAAATTTTCTTCTCATGATATGTAAAAATATACTGCCCCGTAATCCGGGAGGCTGTTAAATGTTATTTCCGGATGCCTTAACTTAAATTCTGCCAAAGCCGTAACAACACCCTCAATATTTACCGTATCATCCATTACAACAAATAACCTCTTCTTCTTTGCGAATAATTCTGCAAGTTGTAAATCTAAAGTGACATATTCAAAAGAATGGTTGCCATCAATAAATAAAACGTCTGGCTCAATAAGTTCATACAATTTCCCTTTCAAAAACGCTTCATCAGTCATATCAAAATGAAACACATTATCACAATCTTTTGTATTATTATAAAATACCTCTCTTATTGCAGTAAATAAATCACCTTTTCCAACTCCATTCCCTGATGTATGTCCATCCTCAATAAATGGATCAATAGAATAGAATGTCTTGTCAGGGAATTTATTGCTTAACATTGCGATTCCCTCCCCATCATATGAACCTATTTCTAAATATACCTGATTACTGTATAAGTTATCAGTTATTATTCCTTCGTATAATTGCCTCGCTAACATCAGATAGTTATATAATGTGCTGATAATCCTTTTAATCCATAATCTTCCACTTTTGTATATCTTATTTCAATCTTTGGGAATATATGTATAACATTCCATTGCATCCAATCTTCTATAGAATCATAAGCTGAAAACCCGTTCCAATTAATGTAAACCTTTAAGTTTGTGACATTATATTTTCTAATCACATTTGCAGACTCGTAGATAATGCCTTCAAAAGCCTCCCCGTCAGAAATAAGACAATAGACGTTTTTTGTCCTGTCTGCCAGTGCCATCCCTACTGATATACCAAGTCCCATTCCGAGTGACCCGGTTGAACAATATATTTTATCTTCTAAATCCCGATGCGGATGTGTGCCATGTTTTAAGTAAAGTTTTTCAGCATCAAAACCATAGTATTTTTCAAGGATGCAATAAAGAGATAGTCCAGCATGTCCGCAGGAAAGGACAAATGGCTCATCTTCTTTTTTAATCCGGTAAATCTCATCAATTATCCCTAAAGATGTATAACAAGATCCAAGGTGAGATAATTTGTATTTTTTAGCTATTTCTGTTATTCTGCCAAGCATTTTCTCCATTTATGCGATGCTTCCTTTCTTATTAATTTCATGTCTTGTGAGTTTTTAATAGCGTGACATTGATTCATAAGTTCTTTTTAATCCTTCATACATTCCAATATCTTTTACTCCCTCTTTACATACCCAATCTTCATTGTCATAGATCCTTAAAGTCCCTGATGTGTATTTCAGTTTCTTCCCGGAAATCTGTTCTAACATTCTTACAACTTCGAGGTTTGATATTTTGATCCCAGCACCTATTCGAGTCGCCCCGGCAAATAATGCTTCAACTGCACAGTCAATATAAACCCAGTCATGGCAGGCTCTTTCATCAAGTATCATCTCTGCACCTGTATTCAGACAATCTATGATGGTAGGAATAAACCGGTGTTTCTGTTCACCGGGGCCATAAATAGAATAAGGCCGGACGTTAATCACATTCTTATACATCCCTGCCAGTTGTTCACCGCAAAGCTTCGTTATGGAATAATATGTAGGCTTATCAAAGAAAGTTACTGATGAAGTCGATAGATTATAAAATGTCTTATAATTAAATTCTTTAGCGGCCTCCAAAAGATTGTATGTTCCGATAATGTTAGCATTTACCACTCCTATAAAATCTCTCTGATAATACTGGTTGCCATAGGCTGCGAGGTGGATAATCACATCAGGATTATTTAAATAAAATAACTGCTTGAGTTGCTCAATTGACTGGTGCCGTGGGATGGAAAATACTGATTTACCCTCCAGGTACTTTGTTATCGCAGTTCCTAAAAAACCTGACTGCCCGGAAATATAATAATTCATAACAGTCCCCCGTCCGGATGATAGTGATCGTAAATAAGAATTCCTATTACAAATATAGCCCATGCAAGTGTAGGAATCCATGCATATTTCGTATTGCCACTATAATCCTCTGCCATACCATAAAACATTAATCCCCCCAGTATTATAAGTAACGCAATAACAAAAACTGCAACTATATTTTCCCATATAGTCCCCCACTTTACTTCCTTTAATCTTATTGTTTTCATAATTTTGATATTAAAATTTCTTTACAACTTTTTCAATGTATTCAAATATTTCACCTCCATAATGCGGCGCAGCTCCAATAAAAAATACTTTATCGAGTACTTTGTTTGCCTCTGGATAGTTTCTGTAATCATCATGAAAAGCGTAACCGGGATGCATCAGAATATTACCTGTAAAATAATTCCTTGTCTGGATGAGGTGTTTTTCAAGGTGTGCGACTAACTTATTTTTTAATCCGTCCTCGCAAATAAAAGGAGTCCCAAACCAACAAACATCAGCCCTGCCTAATGTCTGAACCCCATGCACTCCTGGAATCTTACTTACAATTTTCTCTATTATTGTTTTTGAATGTTTTCGCCGGGCCTCAATCTCTGTAAATTTGTCGAGCTGGACCAATCCTATTGCACCCTGTAAATCAAGTGGTTTAAGATTATATCCCATGTTTGAAAATACGTATTTATGATCGACAATCCCGTCATAAGCTTCGAGCCATTTATCAAACCGGTGGCCGCATGATCCTTTCAGTAACATATTATCTGAACCGATACAATTACAATCCCGTCCCCAATGAGCTATACTTGTCATAATTTCCATCAGGCCTTTATCATTAGTACTGATCATACCTCCTTCCCCGGTACATAGTGTATGCGCGGCATAAAATGAACAGGATGAAGCGATACTATATTCATTCAGGTATTTCCCGTTCCACTTTGTCCCCAGAGAATCGCAGTTATCCAGGATCGGTTTCAATCCATACACATCACATAAATACAAGAGTCGGTCAATGTCCGGCGGATTACCAAGTACAGGACTTAAGAATATCGCTTTGGTACGATATCCTATCTTTGATTCAATTTGATCTAAGTCAAAATTCAGGGTGTTCCATTCAATATCTACAAATACCGGGTTGAGCCTATTTTGATAAAGCACAGATATTGTTGTCGGAAATCCAACTGATGAAACAATAACCTCATCTCCGTCCTGCCAGTTATAATATTTTTTTAGAGCGGCAATCATAACCAAATTAGCCGATGATCCAGAATTGACCATTAAAGAATAACCAGAATTAAATTTCCTACTGAATGCCTTTTCAAAAACATTAACCTGGCCGCCTGATGAAATCCACGTACCGTTAAGGAATGTATTTATTGCCGCTTCACTTTCTTTATTGTCCCAGTATGGACCGGAATAAGGAATGACAGTTTTACCTGGTTTGAAGTTCACAGAATTATAAAGATATGGTGCAACATGATTGCCAACTAAAGATTCTATTTTATCAGGTAATATCATAGATCAAGTGTTAAAATATGTTTTGCTCTATATTCCTTATTTTGTCTTAATATTTCAAAAACTCTTTGGTTTATCTCCCATTTTGACGGGTCCCATGCCGTTGAATGATGCTGATGAAGCACAATAGGGTTATCGGTTATTTCAACCTTCAATCCTAACATTGCTATCTGATGAAGGAAGTAATTATCTTCATAAGCGCAACCATCTTTAAACCGTTCATCAAAACCATTTAACTTAATCAGGTTCTTTGTTGTAATTGCTGAACAGAAGTTATAACCTACCGGTCTTATCTCAGGATGATTATACCACGATCTTTGCCCATCCGTAGTGCATGGCCTATTCAGCATCTCGAATGACCCAGGCGTTTCGTCCTTGCCTAAAGAATAACAACCAAAGGAAATATATGTTTTGTCCGTTACCTGTTTGGCACGGCTTAATATGTCCCCGTGATGATAGCACTCTGACTGTTGCATGATAATAATATCCGGGTTTTCCTGAATTGCATAGAATAAACCCATGTTAATAATGCCTGTATAGATATGCACCCACGGTTCGGTAGTGAATTTAATTACCCGGACTTTGTAAGGCAAATCAGGGAATATAATATCTTCTTTGCTGTTATCATCAACTATAATCACACTGAAATCTTTAGGATCGTATTGAAGTAACGACTTCAAAGTCCATTTTAAGGATTCCGGGCGGTTGATGTATGTCATTAAAATAACTACTTTCATGATTCCATTTCTAATTCGTTTCCGGTTAAAGCAAAGTAAAGGTTCTGAAGCTGATGGACATATTTAAATTCAGTCCAGCAACAATCATCAAAATTAAACTTAGGGTAAAAGAGTTTGCAATCCGTTTCTATTACAAATCTGTCATCCCCCTCCCACCCTATGCCCTCTTTATGTTCAAATACCTGACCATTAAGTCCAATGCTTTTAAATCCGAATTTTTCTAACCACAACTCGGTTAATGGGACAGGAATTGCCCAACCTGGATGTTCAGAAAGCGCATAAAATTCACTGGCTTTTATAGGCCTTATCTCATTAGGGAACTTTCCCCCTCCTGCAATTAGAAGCTCTACTATATTCCCGATTCTTAATTCCTGTATTTTCATCTGAATATTCCTCCCATACTATGTGATTCCCGACAAGTTTTGAAGTAATACTGCTCATCCGCTGGCATATCTTCAAATTTAAAGTAATACCACGGCATATGGCGACAGGTATATGGCCTGTTAGTCCTTATCCCTTTAGTTGAATGAAAAGGTACTTTGTATAATGCAAACGTGGTATCGACAGGTGCGTCATAATACCTGCCATCAAGTGGATTCTGCCAGAATTGTATTTCCCAGTCAAGAGGACAAAAAGGTGTTTTTGGAAGGTCTTTTATTTCAAGTGAAAACCCGCATTTATCAAATTGAGGGTAACGATTTAATCCTTCCTCCAAAACACTCAGAAAGTCATCCGGAATGCCTGTTAAGTCCAAGTCAGGATCGGTGACAATGTAATTACCTGTTATTCCGAGCTTCTCCAAAAGGTTCTGTTCCCAGACTACCTTGTAACCGTAATTCTGAGGCATGCGGATAATCTGATAAGGAGTTGTTTTGTAGTATTCTAATAATGGCGGGTAATCAGAATTGTTATCGACAAAAATAGGATCAACATTTATCTCCCAAAGCCAATCCGCAATTTTTACGGGCAGTTGCAAGCGATTGTACACAATGATAAATGCCTTACACTTCATGACAAACAAAATATTCCGGTGTTTCAATCTTCTTACCTTCAAACTTCCGTAGTTGCTGGATGAACTGATAATCGTGACCATATCCGGCCTTTTCCCATTTCAACTTAAGGCGTGAAGCATGGCAGATATTCGAGGTTCCGCAATGACCGTACAAAGAAACGTCAATTTGCCGCTCAATGAACTCAGTGCCTGACCATCTGAAGTCGTTAAAATACAGCCAGTTCTCAGTATTATCCATCTGATCATTGATTTTCCGTAAATGATCCGGGCCATACTTATCGTCATTGTCAATATAGATAATATACTTACCTTTTGCGGCCTCAATACCGGCGTTCCGGGGTGTATTCGACCATAGCTCTTTACGTTCGACTCTTAAAAGATTAATCCGCTTATCGGTGAAATTGTGCTTAACTACAAATTCAGTTAAAGGGCATCCATCAGCCACTATGATTAACTCAAAGTTTTCGTATGACTGCTTTAAAACTGATTCCACAGCCCGGATGAGTTTTTTATCTTTGCCGGTCGCTGATCCCGGGTAGTCGGAAAGCAGGGATGCCATAATCACGCTAAACTTCATACTATTTCCAATTAGTTGACCTAAATAAAAATCCACATAAAAGATTAATTCCTAAACTCTGCCAAAAAGTTAGTTTCATTAATCCAAATATTGTTGGCATAAGCCAATTCCAAAGCCACATTACTGGAAATGCCAAAAGAAGTCCAATTCCAATTATTAAAGCAATTACGCCCAAAATTTTAATTACTTCTTCCATCTTGTCAGTTATTAAAAGCCCCGCAAACAAAAGGGCTATCAACTACACCCGAGGGGATAATTGCTTTTGTTTTTGGGGCTGTTACTGTTTTTGATTGCATAGTGTAGTTAATAGCCGTAACAAATTTACACATTTTTTTGAATAAACAACTAAAGCAAAGAATTTATTATATCAACTCTCAAATCATTCACCTTCGATAAAAGCAAGCAATCGCAAACATACTCCCACGCCTCTTTTGTCAATTTAGTTTTATCTGCTTCGCCTGAAAGAACTGACCTGATCGCTTCGTAATAAGAAGGGCCGTCAGTATAAGGCAATGATCCGGGAGCGTTCCACCATGCAGGAGCAACACACACGGCCCCGAAGTAAGTCGCCTCAATATATGCGATATTGCTTTTTGCCCTGTTAAATAGATTGTCATGAAGTGGAACATGAAGACAGGACGGGGCCATATCAAAGAGAGTTTTCATGTACATGGCAATATCCAATGACGGGACGTGTCCTTTGTTATCTGTTTCAGTCAGGAACCAGGGCGAAAACCCGCAAAACATGAATCTCCATTCCGGGAACTCTTTAGTAGCTTCATTAATCTGCTTGCTGAATGACATCAGGTCAAAGATATGCGCCTCAGGACCACGCCAGACAATATGATTTGTCCGCTTTGGTAATTCGGGACGTTTGAATAGCAAGTCATTTAAAGCGTTCGGGACAATATGAATATTCTTGTTAAAATCGCTGTATGCCTGCCTGAGGTATTCCGTTGGCACACTTACAACATCTGCCAGCTGCAGCATTGCTTTTATATTACCCTGAGTCTCAGGGTTGTTATAAAGTGCATAAGTCGGATTCTCAGGATTAAGAGCAAAAAGGTTATCATCATAGTCCAACCAGATTTTTACACCGCACTGTTTAGCATAACCGCAAACATTAAGCGACTCCTTTGAAAATGCCCTCTGATGGTAAATGAGATCGAACTGAGTCAAGAATGACCAGTTCATCGGGGCCTGGTTCATCTGTACCAGTGTAATGTTGTGTTTTGTTTTCCTGCGAAGGTCTTTTAAGACTCCTGCTGAGCGATAAAAACTGCAAGTATCTCCATTTTCAATAGTTAAAAAAAGTACTTCTGCCATAGGTTTTTAGCTTGTCTCCGATAGGCTGGAGGTTTTTGACTAAGTTTAATAATATCAATTAATTACAAATTATCATTTTCTGACCCGGAAAGCTCCGCCGTGGCATCTGCTTTCATACGCTCCATCTCTACTTTTGAATCTTTAACCAAAGGATTCTTTTCTATTGCTGTTTCTTTTGACATTATCCCTCCTGTGACAGCTACCGATAAATTATCAATAATTTCCGTTGTGTTCATTGGAAGGTAAGGTGTAACCTCAGGCTTCAATTGAACTGTCCTGCATTCACTTGCCAGCGAAGTGTCGATTAGAGCTCCTATGGCCGCCTTGATGATATTTAACCGCCTTTGAAGTCCTATCCCGAACGTTTCCTCTTCCATGCGAACTGCCATATGCGGATCTGAGAAAATCATTTCTGCTGCAAATCCTGACATCTGGCCTATTGTCATCATTTGGTCAAATGATATGTTCGGAGTCTGCGACATTGCATGAATGAACTTTTCAAGATTCGTCTGCTCCAGGCTTATCGACTGCGGCTCTGAGGCTAAATTAGCGTAACCGGCCGTTGCCCCGTTCTCGAGTTGCATAACTGACCCCTGAGCGTTGTCAATTATCTCGCCCTGGATTTCACCGGCCACGGTGAAGATAGGCGCCCCGAACTTATCGTTCATCCCGCCGTGATTCGAAGTCAATGTTTCGTGACGGTCAATCATTGACTGCACGTTATGCCATACCGGTTTTTTCTGATTGTAGTATTCAACTAGAATCTTCTTTGCGGGATTCGGGACCGGATTAGCGGGGATATAGTCGCCTGTCTCCACTGATTTGCCAATTGCATCAGGATCAAGTGTCCACTGGCCATCTTTTTTGATGTACTTGTAAGTAAATTCAGCAGTGTAAATATCCGAATGCTCAATATCTTTGCCGTTCTCGGATAACTTATAATCCCTGCGAAATGATATCATCGTTCCGTTACTGTCAAACAGTGGGTAAAGAGTGTCACCAAGTTCCGGGGAGACAATCTTGCTGTTTAGTGTAAACTTGTATTTTGGATCATTCGTTTCAACATAATACCAAATAACAGCGACTTCCAGCTCAGACAACTTCCGGCGCAGGATCTCTTTATTCTTGTAATCCATTTTATTGTCGTTCTGGATCCTCTCTACCAACTTAACAAGCTGTTTTTCTTTTTCGCTTTCAGTATCCCATATTACATTTGTTTTAACAGGATGCGAAAGTGTGAACCCGACCCGGCGTTCTGTGATTATGTTCTGCCAGGGAATGCCGACTCTCACAACATCTATCCACTTATCGGTCCAGTTAACATTACCTGCAGAGTCTTTTGTGCCTGAATCAATTTTGATCTTACGCATTGGCCGGATAGCCTTATCAAAGACATCATGAGTATCGACATTGTACTGTTTAATAGCATCTGCCTGAACCCCGGTATCAACCTGGCGGGTGAATAGCTTATCAATCGCTTTAAAGTCCTGTGATTTAATTACGTCAAGTGCTGCCATATCTTTTTGTGTAAAGTTATTTAAATTTTTCCTAACAGGCTTGAAAGGTTTGTTTTTTTACGATTATGTCCGATAACCTCTTCTAGAATCACATAACGCCCTGCGTCAATACTGTTATGTACTAATATGCCATTTGCGAAATATTCATGCACTCCTTCGACGTGGATATCGAATACCTGCATCTTTTCGCCTTTTACGCAATGCTTTTGCTTTACAGTTTGGATGACAGTATTTTGATATTCCTGAATGTCTTGTTTGATATTCTCTTCCGCAAAATTGACAGATAAGCGTTTTTTGTCCTTTATCCTTCCATCCTTCTTTACTATGTTCTGAGTGCCATTCTCTTCCTTCTTTTGAACCATGCCATTCTTTTGCTTTTTCAATACCCGCATTATGAAATTTATCAAACCATTCTTTGTCTCGCGAAAACCGCGACTTCCCATGTTCTGACAAATGCTGATGCTTTTCTTTAATTTCAATATTTTCGGGTTGATTATCCCATGTATTTTCGTTTTTATGATGAACAGTAAACCCCTTAGGAACTTTGCCATTATAAAATTCCCAGACTGCGACATGCATCCGTTTTGTTCCTCTTGAAAAGTATCGTTCTCTTGGATAAAGTCTGTATGTTTTCCCATTAAATGTTTGCTCAGGAATACCTGCATCCCCGATTCTAATTGTGAAATCTGTTCCCATCCTTGCGTTGTTTTAATTAAATGATCTTCTGTACAATGCAAAGATAATGAAAACATATCGAATTGTATCGAATAGTTATTAACTTGTTTTAATCCATTATGATATAATTTTATAACCCGACTAAATCCTTCCGAAGTTAAAACATCATCAGATGTTTTTATATCACAAATATTTTTTATTCCTTCTTTCGTAATTATTTTAGTATCTGAAACAAAACAGTGATTAAACTCATCAACTGGCTGGTTAAGATATCTACCTTCCTTATCCTGATCATAAACGTAATTATCTATTTCCTTCTTAATATTAGTCGACCTCTTGGTGATTTTGAGATTATACTCTTTCATCTTTGCCAGCCCGGCATTGATTGATCCCTGAAACTTTTCAACCGCATGGATATTTAACCCTGCATTATGTATCTCATCTATTAGTCTGGGGTCTGCACTTTCAGAAATAATCTTTTTATTTTGACATTCTGATTTTAAGACTTTAATAATATCATTTGTCAACATTTTAGTTCGGTAACAAATTTCATCCATATATAAATCCTCACCATCTATTGCCACGTTCAAAATTGCAGTAGGATCATTTGTGTAACCGAAGTCCATACCTACCCATCGCTTGCGGATATGTTCCGGTATTCCTTCCACAATCTCATAATCATCAAAAATCCGCCCTTCGATAACAGCCCGGAGTCCTAATCCGTAAACAGTCCAAAGAGATTTATTCTTACCTTGTAACTTCTCAATATCATCAATAATTTTCTGCTCCAGAAATGGATTATCATTATAGGTTGAAATAAAATGATAACAGTCCGGGTCTTTATTTACTGATTCAATCCAATGATCTTCTGAAAATGAAGGGTTGTAATCCAAAACAGCAAAGAGTGTGGTTCTCATTATAAGCTGCTGCCATTCCAGGTAACTTAATTCATTCGCTTCATTGGCAAATAAGATTCCACGTTTACGACCTCTGATCTTCTGTTCATCATCAGTTGAAAAGAACTCGACCCAAGAGCCATTATTAAATTTATAAATCAGTTCTGTTTTATTGAACTGTTTATCATTCCAAATATCCATCTTAAAAAGAATCTCTTTGAAGTCAATCAGGACTGATCCTTTAAGCGCCGGTAATGTTTTACGGACAATAGATAGCCGGGTGTTATTGTGTTCAAGAATATATGTAATCAGAAATATTAAGATATTAACCGTTTTCCCTGATCGGGATGAACCTTGAAGAGAAAGAATCGTTTTACTTTCAGCAAGTCCCTTAATAAGTCCTTTATAAACCTTACTTGCTACTTGTATCTTCATGTTCTACTTTATCTGAACTGTCAATAAGTTCAATCAGAATTGAAGTATTTAAGTTCTGATCATTTGTTGTAATGTCATTTTTATCCTTCTGCTCAAGATATTGTTTACCGAGCCATACAAGCATTGTCTTATCGCCCTCCATTGCGACCTGATACTGCTTGCCTCTAAGCAACTCCTTGCCCTCTCCTTTCTTTTGTGCGGAATAGGCTTCAAAATTGACTTTATATTTTTCCTCACAAGCCCTGTAAAGTGTAATTGGCGCAATACCTAAAAGACCAGCAATACCAGTCCCGTTACATTGAGCTTGCAGATATTTATCAACCTTATTCCAGTCTATTATTGCACGGGGACGAGACATCTCTTATTATTTTTATTAAATAGGTTTTCTTTTAAAGTTATTTCTTTATGACAGTCTTTACATAAAGTAACACCGTTATTAATATCCCAAATAGGACTATAAATCAATGCTGCATCAAATATTTTTAAACTTGGAAATGTTTCTTTTGCCTCATCAATTAATATTGATAATGCCTTTTTATGATGTACCTCAAATTCATGCGGTTTAGAAAGTCTACATTCACAGCATATAAAATTATCCCTTTTAAAAACAGATAACCTCCAATCGTTATATTTCTGTGATGATCTTATTGCTTGTGATATTGGCGTTATTCCACCCTTACTCCAATGATGTTTCCCTTCCTGTACCAATCTTAATTGTGCTTTTGACATTCTTAATTTTTGTTCTTCACTCCTGTGTTTTCCTGTTAATACTTTACTTCGTTTTGATCTTGATTCCTTTGTCTGTTTGGTTCCGGTTAATTGTTTGACATAACAATCATGACAACAATATTTAGGCAATCTGCTCTTACATCCATGATTGGAATAAAACTTTTTTCCACAATTCAAACAATTATATTTTATTCGTGCCATAAAATATTCTCTTTGACATTCTTTGCAATATGATACGGGGATTTGCAGGATTAATATGAATTTGAGATAACTTCATTTATTCATTTTAAAAAAGCGGAGTCGGAAATTTTCTGTCATCGACCCCGCTCTCTACCTAATTCAAGTCCACCTATGAAAAACCAAAGTTAAACTATTCAAAATTAACAAACAAAATTAATTTCATTTTACTTTGAACTCCTCAACCTCGAAATTAAACTCTGACTTTCGGACAATAAACTCAAAGCCTTCATTATCCTGAAATAGTACACATTTAGCATCTATATCTTTTATCCGTCCATAACCATTAAAGCCGGTTATTGTCTGGCCTTTTTTCTTAATCTTAAAACTCGCTTTGCCGAAGTTGTTTACATGGTAGTTCATTTGTCTTTTATTTCAGTTAACCAGTATCCATAAACATCTTCTAGTGGGTTTTCACCATCTTGTAAATCAAACCACCTAATTTTACCATCTCCGTCTTTGCCAGTCATGGGAAACATTTCAAGTCCGTCAAATGCGATCCACTCGATAAACTCTCCCGAATATCCCTTCTGTCTGTCCCTTGCCCACTTACAGCCTTGAATCCATCTCATTCTTTGCACATTTAAGGTAGATGAACTGCTTAGTGGTATTTCAATTTCTGCCTCTTTCTCAATGTACTCATCTGTCAGCTCTGATCTCTGGCTGGCATAGACTTCCGGCGCTTCCTTTTCTAAGGCGGATAGTTCATTCTCAATATAACTTATTTCAGCCAGTTTTATCATCAAATTTTCAGCAAATGAATGAGATAAATCAGCTGTCTCTGGTGATTGACATTCCGTTTCAAGCCATTCAATTAGCTCCTCATGCTTTTTATTCTTTTCAATAATCAGTTTATCTCTTTCCATTGCTATGTTGGTTTAGTACGTTTGTATGCGGTCAATTTCAGCAGCAATTAATGCTCCTGCAACTTTAAGAGATTCTATTTCATTACTGAATTTGCTTCTGAATTTTAAATGCCATTTTTCATCCCAAGATTTAGGAAGATAGTTAATTTCTCCGGTTAATAAATAGACGGCTGCGTCTATTAATTCTCCATTAATCATTTCTTCGTCATGATCTTTATCGAAACCATGTTTTTCAATTTGCTCCTGTCGCTCAATTGCGATTAATTCAATTCCTGTTTTCATAGTTGTTGGCTTTATTCTCCTTTTGGTTTCTTAACTTCTCTTTCTTTCATCAATTTATTGATGACAAATATCACATCAGTAAGGCATGTGTTATTCCATACCGTATTGAACTCAAATCTCTCAGGCATAAAACAATATTGTCTCCATGCTCCGTACCATTCGATTGTGCCAATCTCGTCCAGTGAAGATTTATTGATGATTGATATGATCTTAGTTTTTCTTCCCAGTTTAAGTGTATCTTTAAAAAGCAGATACTTTGTTTCGTGTATTATTTCCATGGTTGTAGGTTTAGTTGTTAATTTAAGTGACAATCTTTTTTAACGCATTCGAATAAATCGACTCGCCTTGTAAATGTTACTGATCTTTCAGAAAATATAATTGTGTCGGGCGTGGGCATTTCTTTAAATGGCTTATAAAGAAAATCTTCATTATATTGAATCTTAACCCTTACACAAAGACTCAATAATTCAGCATAGCAGATTGACATTACTTTACAATCATACTTTTTTTCAATCTCTTCAGATATATTTTTCAATATTAAATCATCCATATCTCTGTTTATTGGTTACTCAACAATACATCTTACTTTAACAACTCTGAAATGACTTTTTACACTATCCCATGTTGATCCATTATTCCCGGTATCCACACAGGCTGCTATTGCTTCTTTTCTTGTCCTGTAAACTTTTTGATGACAAATGCCCCAATTAAATGTTGCCCATCCTGTAAATTCATATCCTCTTGGGATTACCGGCTGTTGATTTGTTTTTTTCATGTTAGTTAGTATTATTGGTTACTCTCATGTTGGCAACACAATTATTCCAAACTTCCTTTTAACCATCGCCTTATTGCCCTTTCAATAACCCTCTCCCTTCTTAACTCTGGCTGAGGAATAGGCTGTAAGTACCAGTCAGCTATTGATAATAGTGTTTTTTTATCATAATCACTTAAAGGATCAAAAGTATAATTTGTAGGATATGCTCTTAATTTTTCTTTTATAACATAATTGTCCTTTACTTCTGGTAAATCCGATTCACTGCGGATAAATACCTGTTTGTAATATAATTCTTCGTCTTTCATAGTCCTATTTGGATTTAAATAAATCAATAGTTTCATTAATCTGCTTTTCAGCTTTTTCAATCTTAGCAACTTCGATAGGTAATTCAGTATGTAATTTATGAAAAAGACTTCTCATTGCTGTTTCATGATCTTTCAAATATGCCTTACCAAGTTTAGGATGAAATACTTCTAAGAAAGCGTCAGCACCATATCCGACAATTCCCTGTAAAGCCTTAGCTTCTTCTTTTGTTATGAATAACCTAATATTCATATTGACTTCCATAATAATATTACCGTTTACTGTTTTCATAGTCTATTTGTTAGTGATTAACAATTCAGTACGCTTTTTATTTAAGGCATCTATATATCCCTGTCTTGTCAAATGATGAGCCCAACGATCAAAGGTAATAGCATAAATCGAATCAAGATCATCATTTGACATCTCTGAAAATGGTTGATCTCCGGTTAGTCTCATACAACAATCAATGTATGATAAAGTAGAATTATTTCTTCTTTTTTCTATTTTCATCTTCTTTCTATTTGTTAGTGATTAAACTTTAACATCAAATCTGTATCTTTCATTAATCCATTTTTTTACTGCTTCATCAACTGGCAATTGATTTACATAAGGCATGTCAGAGTGTTGGTTCATCCATTCCTCCCATTCCTCTGATTCCATATCCGGTTCGGTTGAACACTCAATATCAAACGAATCAGCAGTCCATGTGCCATCTTCTTGTTGCTCATGACCATTGCACCGATAAGTAAGATCACCTTTACAATAAGGACAAATCCCTTTAAACTTAAATTCTTTATCTTCGGCAACGAGTTTCATTCTTTTCTATTTTATTTTATTGTCTCTGAGTGCCTTTGCGCCTGCTCTAAATCCTTGCGCCTCATGTAAACAAAGTGTTTTGTGAGTATAGCTTGTAGGGGATTCGTCCTTTAAAGCCATGTGAGATTCAAATAATTCTTTTGCGGCTTTTTCAATTTGTTCATCCGTCACAGCCTTACTTCTCTTAACTAAGTCAAGATACCATTTTGCAATAGTTTCTTTATCATGTGTCATTAATGATTCTAAGTCTTCATCAGTAGGCTTGTCTGTGGCAGGGGGACTGAAAAATATGTTGAAATACCATTCAATTCTTTCAAAGTAATCTTTGCCACAAAAGCCCAATACGACTTCATTTTTGAAAAATTCAATTACTTTATTTTTATCTTCTTCTTTCATGGCTGTTTATTTGATTGTTAATTCATTTCCGGTTAAAGCAAATATAAAGTTCTGATATTCATGCACAAATTCAATTTTTGTGAGATATTCTTTATGGTTACTCGTTATTACATACCAGTATTTATAATTTTCTTTCCAGATGAATAAGAAGCGATCATAAATAGTTATTTCATTTGGGAACCTTCCACTTTTCTCTATTTCTTCATCTGAATGAAGCTTTAACAACAATTCTTCTGTAAGGGGAATTGGTCTGTATTCTGAATTATCTTCATATTGAACAAAACAACGAATATCATCATAATCAATAGGATTTATTTCATCCCATTCCTTACGTTCATCCATCGGATCTTCAATGCGATAATAAACTAAATTACCGAGGCGGAAATCATTTGCTTTCATTTGTCCTGTTTTTCAATATTAATTCTCGCCCTTAATTCTCTTTCAAATATCGCATCATTCCTGAGCTTCCATTCTTTGCCACGCCCCAGAAGCCACAGAAAGGTACATATCACTGCTGATAATATCAGGCTAAAAATCAAAAGTACTACAATTAAAGTATCCATATCGGTTAGTTTAAGTAAAAGTCATTTTCCTGGTACACCTCCTCATCAATTTTCCGAGTATCTTTAATAAGCGATTCAAGCCTTTTGCGGATATTATTAACTTCTTCCCGGTAAATCGGATTAGTGTCAATCTGATTACTTACCGACCTTAAAGAATGACTAATTGTCGCATGATCTAAGTAACCTTTTTTACCGGGAAACTCCTGACCTATTGCCGAAAGTGACATCTTAAGGATATTTCTAATAAAGTAAATAACAATATGCTTATACTTTATGTTTTTGTAAAATTTCCGCATAGAGTAAATTTCATCTACCTTTATACTGTAGTAAGAAGCTACCTCTGCTGTAATTGTATGTACTGTTATATTCATAGCTATTTATTTTTACGCCTGTCGGTTAAAAGAAAATGATGTAACTGAGGACTCTGTTTATTACCAATCATTTCTGCAAGTTCTTTCAATGATATTGTATCCCAATCATCACTGTTAATACATCCTGATAATAACCATTCTATTTTAAGATTAAGAGCCGTACCCATTGGATATTTACGTAAATCAATAGGATTTCCAGTATTTTTAAGTCTTTCTTCTATTTCTTTATGATCTCGTTCTTTCATATATTCCTGAGATACCTCCCTTAACCATTGTGAAATAGTTTTAGGAATTAACCTCCCTGCACCAAAATTACCCATTGACCCCCTGTATAATGCTGATACTACAAGATTGACAGTCATATATGAAAAGTTCTCTTTTATTATTTCAATAGTCCTGTCCAATATTTCATCCGTATAATGAGTACCCATATTCAATGAACAGTTTTTCATTGTAAGCTCAATGATCTCTTTTAGGTATACTGATGGTATATCCCTAACAAAATCGGTTATATAGTTTTCTGAATTGCTACTCATTTTTTAAGTGTTTTAAGTATCTTATCTATCCTTGAAAAATCAGCTCTCTCTTTTATTTTATGTTCATCCTTAAACCAAACAGTTCTCATTTTCATTTTCCAGTTCAGTACAGGATTATCATTTTTATCGTGCCAGTCAAGATCAGTATAATATTCAAAGGCATTTATGGCACAATCTTCTGAATAACCTGATTCTTTAAAATATTGTTTTACTTCTTCAATAGTCGGAGGTGTGAATATTTTACTATCTTTTATTTCCTTTCCTTTATATACTTTATTTCCTTTCCTTTCCTTTATAGCATTGCTATCGCATTGCGTTCGCATTGCGTTCGCATCTGTTTTGATTTTATTCCATCTTGAAAATGCTGATTGTCTGGCCTTTTCACTTTTACTATTTCTGTCATCCAGTCTATTTTCTATACTTATTGAACCAAAAGAATCATTCTCTAAAATAAATAAATCAAAATCATTTATTATACTTTTCACTAATTCGCTATCCACTCGCAAATCATACGCAATGCCTTCGTAATCCGAACGCAATGCGTTCGCATTATTATAGAGGTCTTCAATTATTGCCCAAAACACACCATAACCAGCCATTCCATGTTTTCTGATGAGTGCCTTGACTTTATCATCAACACGAGCATTATAATCATGCGAGAAGTAAAATGTATCTTTACTCATTTCCCGGTCATTAAATCAGATATACTTTTGGGATCAGATGATTTATATGATCCCTTTAAAGATGCGATTATTCTTCTGAGCTTTTTAATCTGGTTGTAATCAGTAGACTCTGCGAGTTCCTTTGATAAGGATACAATTCTTTTCCTAATTGATTCCTGGTTCATATCAGTAAAAATTAAGCCGGTACGGAAACAACAAATCCACTAAAGGAAAGCAGCGACGCAAGAGCCTTTTCGTGGACGTTGTAACCGTGACCGGCTATGTAAATTTCAGAATTTTCTTTCATGTCGCTGCTTTAAGTTTCAAATGTAAACCTTTAATTTGGAATAAAAAAATAAATCATCAAAATAATTTCTGTTGCATCAAATATGGCAATATTCGTTTCTCTGATTCAGAAGCATAATCACTACTTATTTCAGAAGCAATCCATTTTCTTTTTTGAATATGTGCCATTTTAGCGGTAGTGCCTGAGCCGCTGAAACAATCATAAATAAGGTCCCCTTCATTTGACCAACTAAATATATGATCTGCTGTTAATTGTTCGGGAAATGCTGCTGGGTGTGTATAATAATCTTCTGAATAACCAACAGAGTAATACCAGATGTTTGCCCTTATTTTCTTTTTACCTATTAATGATTTTCCTAATCGCTGCCTCATTGATGCCTCCTCAACCTTTTTATCTTTATTCAAGTTATTTATTTCTCCTCCCAATATGGCATCTATTTTTATAAGATTAACGGTTATTGGTACATCTTTAGAAAATACAAACATATATTCAAATGATTGTTCATACCGATTATGAGTTAATGGTATATAATTTACCTTTGCATATAGCATTGTATCATGTAATTTAAACCCACATTCCATAAAATATAATGCCTGTCTAAATGATGTACCCGTTTCGGATCCATTAATAGTTGCATCGCCAACAACCCAAACAACTACACCACCTTTTTTAGTTACTCTAAACAATTCTTTTGCTATACTTTCAAAGTCAAAAACATATCCATTATAGTTTCTAAGGTTATCATAAGGTGGACTTGTAACTGTTAAGTCAATAAACTCATCCGGCATCCTTGACATTGTATCAAGGCAATTTTCGCAGTAGATTTTATTCAATTCCATCATGCCAGTCTGTAACATCTACATTTCCTTCCATAATTCCCGATTCTCAGATTCCCAGTTTCAACCAGCTTCCCGGCATCAATTAAGCAGGTAATTGCACGCCTTATAGAAGTTATAGGCACGTTTCTGAGCTTCATGTATTTCCACGTTTCCCATGCGTTGAAGTTAGTTCCTTCATGCCTTTGGAAGAACTTTAGCACCGCCTCAGTCTGACTCTTAGCTTTCAGTTTGCACTCTTTAAGTTCAGGATTATGCAAATTAGTTGTATTGAAATACCCGAAGTGCGGAGCTTTCTCAATGACTTCAGATACTTCGTCGAATAGCGATTTTTCTGTCATGATTTAAGAAATTAATGTTTCAACAAAATATCAATAGCATTAATTTTGCTTTCTAATAATTTCTTTTCCTCAATTAACATATCGATAAGATCGCCTTTTATTGCTCTTCCAGGTTCGTGTTTCTTAATCTGTATTTCCTTCACTTCCGGTTCCATTTTCCTTATAGTCACGACTTTCGGAAGTAATCAATATGTTTTACCGGCAGAACTTTACCATGCTTTTCAGAATACTCTTTTAGTGATTGCCCTGAATTAATCCATTTTAGAACAGAATCCCAATTAGACTCTTTTAATCTAATCCAATATCTTTTATTAAAAAGATAGGATACTTGCGCCGGTACAAGGCCGACGATTGCCCCTGCCTCTAACTTAAAGAGTTTTTCTTTCTTTATTGCCGAAAGAAATTTATCTACTGTAGCTTGTTTTGCAATGTCATTCATGATTTTAGATTTATTTTAGTAGTTAGTCCATTCATTGATTTAAACAATTTAATGCCTGTTTGTACTGAAATATTTTAGGCTCTAAATTACCTTTATGAGTCTCATGTAGTTCCTTTGTGATTTCACCTTTTTTGAATGATTCAAAGGATTTATGAAGTGCCTTTTGGTACTCATTAAGTTGATTGGTTATCAGTTCTTTCGGAGTCATTTTAGTAGTTTAATTTCTTCTGAATAATTTTCTATCATTTGCTCAAAATCAAACCGGCTCCACTTTACTGAATCAAACCTTTGAGCCTCTAATTTTTCAACTGCCGGACTGCCTATCTCACAAATCAAACGAGTGCGAAATTCAATAGTAGCACCGTGAAGCATTACATTACATCTATAATCCTGAACCCTTGAATTATCAGGATGAAACGTTAATCCCGGATAAGCGCCTCTGGACAAAAAATGTCCTAACTGGGTATTTGAAGTATTGAGTTTCAGGGGCGCATCGCACGTGTAGCAATACAATTTCCCTTCATTGGCAGCCCTTAATTTTACCAGCTCTGAGTATAAATCGAGGGCCTTTTTCTTTAGTTTGGGCAGGGATTTAGTTTTCTGCATCTCAAAGATTTTCAATCTCAGTTATGATTCTTTTTTTGTCGTGCCATGGTCTTAATCCTAATAGCCGTTTGATATAAGACAGTAACTGATCGCTTGTTTTAAATTCCGGTAAAATCATTTTGTCTGGATTTTCAAGAAATCCAACCGTCTCTGTTTTTCGCTCCTCTTCCATTATCTTTTCAAAATCATGCCGTCTTAAACATTCCCTTACCAGATATTTTGTGTTAACCTCATCCAAATACTCTTCAATATCTATGTCAATTCGTGCCATAGTCATCAGTATTAAAGATTTTCAAATTCTCATCCAGGTTCAAAGGTGAATGATCACTGGTCTCTTCATCCAGGACGAAAGCATCCAGTTCATGCTCATCCGTATCAGGACGGAGGCACTCGAATAAAGCAGGTAGGTAACTCATAATTTATAATTTTGATAAAAATTTTTCAAATTCTATTTCAATCGTATCAATTATCCCATTAAGTATATCACCTTCAAAATACATACCTATTACATTTTCAAATATAAATGGCAACTGTTCCCGGATATAATCCTCAAATGTTTTCTGGCTCATTTTACCAAAAGCAATACTTTCATACTCGACTAATGAAGTCCCGTCTGCAAAAGTAAACACAATGGTATATTCTTTTTTCAGGTGTTTAAGCCAGATATAAAATTTATCTTCTTTGACTTTCTTTTTGAATACCGGAGGCATATATCCGTAAATGAATTTAAGAAGTGCGAAATAACAGCGGTGCATACTTATATCTCTTTTAGTAATTTCTATAAATGAAAGAACTTCTCCTTTGCCAGTCTGCTCAAGCATCTCTATTGCATTTGCAGAGACGGGAATTAACCCGCCTCCGACATATGCAAAATCCATTAGTTTGTGAAAATCACTATCCCTCATGATATTGAAAATTAAATTTTGTATTTCTTTATGAAAATCCTTGTCAGTCATCAATAAGGAAGATCACTTACTTCATCCTGTACCACATTTGAACTTACCGGAGTTGATTCGCCCCCTTCAGTCCATACCTGAAGATTTCCTAATATTGGCATCTTTTTTAGTTCTTCTTCCCCTAAAGATTCCCGGATTTCCTTACTGAAGGATTGTTTAACTAAATGAGTATCTTTTGAATCTACTTTTGGATTCTCAATCTCAAAAGCGATAAGATCCAAATATACCCCTTTTTCACCGATAAAAAGCCTATTCTTTTCAATCGGGATTACCAGACATTCAACCAATCCAAGTTGCCCGTTTATCATTTTGCGAACTGCATGGAGTTGCAATAAATTAAGTTTACCTGAAATTATTTTACTCATAATTTTACTGTTTTATACGTTCAATTAATATTTTAACTTCCTCAATACATTCGGCCAGTTTTGCTTTTAATAGACCAATAGACCCCTCGTGTTCGGCTCTTTCAATCCGGATGAGTATTTGCTTTAGTTTCGGACTTGAATATGGCATATAGTCTATAAAGTCCCATCCGGTACAAAGTAACTGGCCTATGATTTGCCAGTAGTAATCTTTTGGAACCTTACCGGTTTCGAGATATTCGTTATAGATTTGAAACGAAGGACATTTGAACTCACAGCCACCATTTAACCCGATTATTTTACGATCAGGACTGGCCCCTGTAAATTCATCATACTCATAAAATCCGGCAGGTTCGCAGGTATTAAAAGTAAATAACTCATAATTTTCAACTGCAAAAGGTTCCTTTTCATTTCCCCGCTGCATCCACTTATTTGAGTAATTTTCTTCACACTCTCCGGTAACTCTTTCAAAAGCTACTTTGATAATTGCGTTACGATATCTCTTTGTATCTTTTTTCATAAACAAATCGGCAAAAGTTGAAGAGGTAAATTTACCAAGTCTGAGCGCATCCCATTCTTCAGAGTTCTGATCTATTTCGTGATGTATCATAATATGGCAGCTTTTAAAGTTTCTTCATCTTCTTTATTTAACTCATATCTGGTTTTGATAGCATCGATTGTACCGGTTCCTTTTAAGAACTCAATAGCTTTATTCCATGCCGGGATACCTGGAGTTAATTTTGGTTTACTCATTACCGGCTGGGTAGGTCTTATCCGTAACCCTTCGGTAACTTCACCAAAGGCCTTAATATCATCTTTGACATAAATCTGAATAGGGATGTTATTCCAGTCATTGATAAATACTGATTTTGCAAACTTTTTGATCAGCTTACAATTAGTCGCATTCAGTATCATAGGCTTTAAATTAGCATCCGTAAAGGTAGCCACGTTCCGTTCCTGTTCTTTGCCGTCCGGGCCTTTTACAGATTTTACAGTAACAGATTTAATTACAGCTTTCATATCCTTTCCGTCCTCAAGGTCACATGAACTAAGATAGTCGGATAAAAATACTTTTCTCCAATGTGTTTTAGTTTCCATAGTTAGTATTTAAAGTTTATTTCAAGTTACAATTATCACACACAGATTCAGTATGTTCTCCGCAACGAGTACAGATGTCAGTCCATTTAATTGGAGCGTTACAACACTCTGACAGACCTTCTAAATCGCATTTTTCGCAGGGGTCAGATACGTCCTCAGTCCGTTCATTTAACTGATCTTCATCAAAAGCTCCATATCCGGTAGGTTCTGAAAATCCTCCATAAAAGGATTCAATGTTTACATTATCGCGGATATCTATTATCATGGCTTAATCTATGGATTCTTCAGATGTCTGCTTTTCGATTTCAGTTATTCCCTGGTATAGTTTCTTAATCGAACTTGCGCATATTTCAATAGCAGTAATTTTGGTACTATCGTCCGAGTCTTTAACAAAAATAGTTACGCATCTTGCATCCCCGTGACATTTAGCAATACCATTTTCTTTATCTACCCAAATTACATCACGCTGTTCATCCCTGCATTCTATCATGAATGACTCAATTATAGCATCGTGCGAATAGCCATTTATCATAACGTCTGTTAATGTTTTCATAAGTTAGTTAGTTTAAAAAGTAATGTTTCTCTATAAGTTCATGTAAATCCACAGAATAAGCAATTTGTTTGCCGCATTTGCAAGTACAGCGGAATACCCAACAAATAACTTCATCAGGCTCGGAGGTAAAGAACTCCGGATTGACAGAGTCTTTTAAATAAAATACTTCTTTGCTCATAGCTTTTCAGTATCAATAAGTTTATCTGCAATTCCGATTTTAAGGCAGTCAGATGCAATCTGAACGAGTGTTTTACGAACGCCAGTCCTTACAAATCTGCTCTGAATTTCTATTAGATTACCCCTATCTGAATTGTCCAATTCGAGAACAATGCCCTTAGTAGTTTTGTTTTTCTTTGCCATAGCTAGTATTTAAAAGCCGGTAACGAGTGCGGGAGGGGTAGCCACAGTAATCCGCACCCGACCGACTAAGGTTTCTTATTGCTTAATAATGTCAATCGATTTATCAAAGCCCTCTATTAATCTCAGCAGATAACCAAAGGGTAATTTTATTATAAACATACTTCCAAGTTCTTCTGAATATGATTTTGTATAAAGGGTATCATCTGAATCACTTCCAAGAGTATCTATAAGTCCCAGAGAATCATATACCCTGTTTTTATTTGATAAATAGTAACCAAATTTAGACAACCATAAATAAAGATTGAATAACTGATTAAATGCGAAGTTGAATAATTGTGTTTTCATCTTAGTCGGTTTTAATTGTATGTATCAAAGATAAACATATATTTGATATAAACAATACATTTAATACATTATTTTCAATTTATATCGTTATTTATATTGTTTCTAAACAAAAAAGAGGCCGATTTCTCGACCTCTCCCCTATCTAAAAAAAGCCACCCTAATTGAGTGGCTCTTAAAATATTGATTCTTTATTTATTTATATAATATTTTGCCGGAGATAAGTTTCTCCGATGTCAAGTCTAAAGACCCCCTGACTATATTGATTTACTCCTTTCGTGGGAATTAATTCATTATTCATGTCTGTTGATCTTTGCCAAGTGTGGTCATAATTGTCAACACGGCATGACTGGAATGATTGTTTTTCAATAATAACATTATAACCTTCAAAACTTAGACCCTTATCCGGTACACTAACCCCTCTGGATATTTGCATGTCGGCTACAGGAGAATCGAAATTCATAACGGTTTCATTCTGGTCTATGGTTAATGAATAACCTACATCATTGTCAAGTGCCGTTTTAGTGTCAGTAAAAGAACTTGACAAAAATGCGACCAGAAAAACCGTAAAGATCATCACACAAAACTTTTTCATACTCTTTACTTTTTGGTTAATACTAATTGCAATTTGCATTAATGAACTACAAATATATAAAGTTAAAATATCAAAGTCAAATTTATTTTAAAAAAAGAGGGATGCAGTTAACTACTCTGCACCCCTAACTACTAACTAAAACCTATGAAAAACAGAACCCTATTTTATAACTGCAATACCAACGGCAGCCGCTGACACTCCAAGAAGTACCTTATTCCAAAACCCTTTCCGATTAATCTGCCTATTTAAAATCGTAATTTCTTTATCGTAGTTCTTAATCTGCAAATCAGCCTTCAAAATATTGTTCTGTAAACCTGTAATCTGAGAATTAAGATTCAAAATTCCTTTTTCGTAACCTGTATTTAATCCGATACAGCTTTCAAGACTATTCCCCTGAAGTGAGTATTCCTGCTGAATCATATCTAAGGAAATAGATGTAGAATAGATTTGTCCTACCTGGAAGCCACTGAAAGGATATTTAAGTATCTCACTGTCATAATTTGGAAAGCGTGCCTGTAAACGTACATAGATAGTATCAGAAGGTATCTTTGAAAGCTCGGATAACTCTTTAGCGTGTTCT